AACAGCTTTACTGTCTAACATGGGTGTTCCTTCAATCTTGATTAGTCCTAAAGATGAATATGGATTAACTAAAGATGAAGCTGACCAAATATCTAAGACATATCAACAGAAGGTTGGTGGAAAGAACAAAGGTAAGCCATTAATTCTATCTGGCTCAATGAACATAGAGAAGTTATCATTCTCTCCTAAAGATTTAGACATAGGAGCTCTTAGACAAGTTCCAGAAGAAAGAGTATCTGCTGTTCTTGGTGTTCCAGCTATCCTTGCTGGTCTTGGAGCTGGATTGAAACACGCAACTTATTCAAATGCTAGAGAGCTAAGAGAGTTCTTTACTGAATCAAAGCTCATTCCATTATGGAAGATGGTTGCAGAAGAATTAACTCAACAGATACTATTACCAGATTATGAAACAAGCCAAGTAGCTTTTGCTGAATATGATTTCTCACAAGTAAGAGCTTTACAAACAGACCATAATGAATTATTTGAAAGAATGAATATAGGTGTTCAAGGTGGTTGGGTAACAGTTGGAGAAGCAAGACAAGCAGTTGGATTACCTACTGATGAATCTCAAAGCTATTACTTAATGGCTATGGGAACTACAAGAGATTATCAAGGAGAATATACTGAAGAAGCTCAAGTACAAATGCCTAAAGTAGAAGATACTCCAGAAGTTGTTACAGAAGATGATGAAGAGAATAAAGGATTAGAAAGATTTGAAGATAAGGTTATTAAGAAAATTGATGATGAGTATTGTGTAATAGCAGAAGAATCTGGAAAGAACATGGGTTGTTATCCCACCAGAGAACTTGCTAAAAGAAGATTAGAACAAATATCAAGATACTCTACAACTCCAAAGAAAGCTAAAGATGAATTTGCAACTTTAGCAGAAGCTGAGAAGAGAGCAGAAGAATTAGGTTGTAGTGGTACTCATACTCACGATGAAGATGGCAACAAAATATATATGCCTTGTGCAACTCATGAAGAATATGAATCAAGACTTCAAGCTTATGAATCAGACTGAAACAAAAGTATCTAAACGAATTGAAAAGATTCTTAGAGATAAAGTTACAGAACACAATAGTAAGAATCCTAAATACAAAGCAACTTACAGTATGCTTAAGGAATGTTTTAAAAGAGGAGTAGGAGCTTACAATACTAATCCTAGTTCTGTTAGACCTAGTGTTACTTCTTCTGACCAGTGGGCATTGGCTAGGGTCAATGGTTTAATCTACGCACTTAAGAATGGAAAGTTCAAAAGAAAACCATACGATACAGATTTATTACCAAGTAGCCACCCATTGAGTTCAAAGAAAAGTCTTGAAGGTAAAGATGTAGGCAAAGTTCCTACATTCATAAAGAACAATGCTAAAAGAGGATTAGAAGAATTAAAGAATGCTGGTGGTGGATTAACAGAGAAAACTAAAAGAGAAGCAAGAGCTATGGCTCAAGGAAACATCTCAGAGAATAAAGTAGTCAGAATGAATGCTTGGTTTTTAAGACACAAATCAGATTTAGATTCTCCAAGAGCAAGTGAATATCTTCGTGGAGAAGGAAAGATAACTGCTGGACAAGTTGCTTGGTTGCTTTGGGGTGGAGACTTAGGAAAAAATAAAATGAGAGCTCAACAATGGGCAGAAAGACAAGTTAAAAGATTAGAAAGAGAAAACAAGTTTAATTCTGCTAAGGAGCTCCTAGAGAGAAGAAATATATTAAGAGAAGCTAAGTGGAGTGTTAGGTTAAATAGATTTAGAACTAAACAAGCATCAGATGAACATTATCAACAGTTTGATGAGCTCTTAGGTAATTGGGATTTTGTATTAGCTAAAACTTATTATGTACTACTAAGAAAACAAGTCAGTGCAATAAATAAAGTATTTGCTGAGAACTCTCCTTCTATATCTGGAACTGAAACTATTGCAAACATTCAAATTGATGAACTAACTAAAAGCTGGTTAGATGATGTTGCAGATATTTATGAAAGCATGACTGTTGACTTTGCTTATTTACAAACTGGATTTCTTTTGCCAGAAGAGAAAGTAACAGATGATAACTTTGTTTACACACCATCTGCTCAAGAAAGAATAACTAGGAACAGAAGATTAAGACCTAGAAAAGAAGTTATCGAAGATGGATTCTATCCTAGAAGAAGAGCTGGAGTTAGATTACCAATAGAAAGACAATCATTTAATAGAGCTTCAAAAGATTTTGTTGAAAAAAGATTAAACACACTGCTTCCAGATATGTCTAACACCATGAAGAAAAATTTAAACACTGCATTAAGAAAAGCAACTGATGAAGTAGCTGAGTTAGGGTTAACTGGTGCTAGAGCTGAAAGACATATTCAAAAACAAATTAGTAAGACTTTAGGAAAGAAGAATCTTGGAAGAGCTATGAATATTGCTAGGACAGAAGGTACAGCTATTGCAAACTTTGGAATGGCTCAGTCTGCTGGTCAAACAGGATTAATGTTAACTAAGGAGTGGACAACAAGAAGAGATGGTAAAGTTAGAGATGCACATATTTACATGGACAGGATAGAAGTGGATAAAGATGCTACTTTCAATGTGCAGGGATATAAAATGAATTATCCAGCAGATAGTAGCTTTGGAGCTCCACCTAGATTAGTATGTAATTGTAGATGCACAGTTATTTATCATGAAAGAAGGATTTAAGATGGAAAGAGAAAAGCTTGAGTCAAAAGTAATCGACTCAAAAATAACTAATGAAGTAGAAGGCAAAGTAGAAGCAGTCTTCTCTGTATTTAACGAAATGGATTCAGATGGCGATGTAGTAATGCCAAATTCAATCAAGTCTGGTTATGGAGACAATGGAGTCGCTATGGTCTGGGCTCATGATTGGAAGAATCCTATTGGTCGTGGAGTAATAGAACAAGATGGAGACAAAGCTACATTCAAAGGTCAATTCATTATGGACACTCAAGCTGGTAAAGATGCTTTCAATACTGTAAAAGCTATGGGAGATTTACAACAGTGGTCTTTCGGATATGAAGTATTAGATTATGAAACTGGTACATATCAGAAAGATAGTGAGACTCCAGTTGATGCAAGATACTTAAAAGAATTAAATGTCTGGGAAGTAAGCCCAGTTCTTGTAGGAGCAAATCAAAACACCTTCACTGTGGGTGTTAAAGAAAACAAAGAAGATGTCGAAGAAAAATCAGAAGTTACTGAGAAGGAGCTCTCTGGTTTAACTTTAGATGAACAGTCTGATGATTTACTAATTAAATTGTCTGAACTGTTATCAAGATTCAAAGAGCTTACTGCTTTGAGACTTGGAAAAGAAAAGGAACTATCAACGAACTCAGCAACTCTTATTGAGGAAGTGCAAGATGCTTTGCAAGAAGCATTTCAAGATTTAGATACTCTATTGAATGTGGCATCTCCAGAAGAGATGAGAGAAGAAGAGCTCGATGATACTACTTTATTATTAGAAACAGAGAAGGTCTTAGTGGAAACACTAGACCCAGAATTGTAGGAGAACAAATATGAGTAAATTAACAACACTCGAAAAGGAACTACAAGAGCTCAGAGAAAACACTCTTAATGAATTTAAAGAGTTTGATTCAACAGACTTTGATTCTGAAGCCAAAGAAAATTGGGCTAAAAGAAATGAAAGAATGGCAGAATTGGTTGACCAAATCAAAGATGCACAAAAGATTGAAAAGTCAAGAAAAGAAATCGAAGATGCAGTTGAAGCTGGAAAAGTAGTAGAGCCAAAGGCAATACATACTGAGAAAGCTGAAGAGAAAGCATACAAGACTCTTGGACAGAACTTTCAAGAATCAGATGCTTACAAAAAATTTGTAAAAGATGGTCAAAAGAATATTAAATCTGAACTTGAGTATGACCCAAGATATGAGTTCAAAACTACTGTAACTGAATCAAACTTTCCACCAGCAGTGGTAAGGTCAAGCAGAATACAGGAGTCTGCACAGTTAGACCCTTATGTGATTCCAGCATTGATAGATACAATCGTTACTGACCAATATCAGTACAAGTATCTTGAGGAAACTACATATACTAACAACTCAGCTCCAACAGCAGAAGGAAGTGCTCTAGGCGAATCAGCATTAGCTTTTACCGAGAGAACTGAAGAAATCAGAAAGATTGGTGCATTTATACCAATGACTGAAGAGCTTCTAGCTGATGTATCTGCTTCTCAAGGTTATATTGACAGTAGATTGAGATTCATGGTTAGACAAACAATTTCCGACCAAATAATCGGTGGCTCTGGCTCTGGAGCAAACCTAACAGGTATCTTAAACAAAACTGGAATCAATTCATTTAACTATTCTTCTTTTAGTGGAAACTTAAAGAGAATCGGTCAAATATTCGAAGCAATCACTGAAATTCAGAAAGATGCTTTTATGAATCCAGATGCAATCATTATGCACCCATCAGACTGGTATCAAGTAGTAACTGAAGTGAATGCTGTAACAACAAGTGGAGCTTTAAATCCATTATTTGTTGGAGCAGGTAGCTTTGGCGATGCTGTACAACCAAGACTTTGGGGTGTTCCAGTTGTTTCATCAACTGAGACAACAGCAGGAGATTGTATAGTTGGGGTATTTGGTGGTGGACAAGCTATCCATATAGTCGCAAGACAAGGTATGGAAGTAGCTATGAGCGATAGCCACGATGAGAACTTTGTAAAAGACATTGTTGTCATGAAAGCAACTGTGAGAATGGGATTACCTATTTATCGAGCAACAGCTTTCGCAAAAATATCAAACTTCTAAGAACGAAAGTAGCTTAGAAAACAATTATGACTTTAGTAACTCGTTCAAGCTGGAATGGCAAGGGCGAGTTACAGTCAAAGGAGAAAAGAATGCAATTAAAGAAATATGTATGGATAGATGAAGCTGGAAAAATAGCTGAAACAACTGATAACCAAATTCCAAAGACTTGGAGAAAAGGACAACTACTTGGTGCTAAAGGTCAAGAGATTTCCGATGCTCAAGCTAAAGAATGGGGATTAGGTAAAGCAAAAGCTAAAGCTAAAGCACCAGCAGAGAATAAAGGCAAGTAGTAAATCGTGGCTATTGTAAATGGCTACATTACTCTAGCCGAGCTTAAAACATATCTAGGTTTGTCTGGCTCTGCTCAAGATGACAACCTAGAGAATGCTATTGAAGGTGCGAGTAGAGAGATTGATGCTATATGTGGAAGATTTTTCTTTCAAACAAGTTCAGAAATCAAATACTTCACTCCAATTAGCAGAACTTATCTTGAGATACCAGACTTATCAAGCACAAGTGGTTTAGAAGTAAAGATTGATACAACTGATGATGGTACTCACGACACAACCTTAACAATTAACACTGACTTTTATTTGAAACCATTAGATGCAGGAGAAAACGAAGTTGAAGGAGTTGAAAGACAACCATTCACTCATATATACATTTTAGACACTAGGAGCTCCGAGAGATTTGACCCAGATATTGTTAAGTCAGTTAAAGTTACAGGACTTTGGGGATTCAGTGGAAAACCTAACGCAATCAAACAAGCAACATTTATACAAAGTGCAAGATTATTTAAAAGGAAAGATGCTCCATTCTCATCTTATGGTGGACAAGATACAGGAAGTATTTCGCTTCAAGGTCGTATAGACCCAGATGCTTTTGAGCTCATTAAAGGTTATAGAAAAAATAGTCTCTAATGGCAAACAAAGATTTTGAATTTAAAGTCATAGGAGCTGACAAACTTCGCAAAAGATTAGATTCTAAAAACTTACTTCTATTACCTTTAAGAAATTATTTCAATGCAACTGGAAAGATTGTAAAAGAAAAAGCTAAAGAGAATACTCCAGAAGACACTGGAAAGCTTATGGCAAGTATTAAATATAAAAGAGTTCAACAGAAAGGAGCTCTCCCTAGAGGAATTAAGGTATATTCTAATTCTCCTTATGCTCAATCTGTTCATGGTGCAATAACAGCAAAACACAAATATAAGGGATTGACTTTAGCAAAACCTTATAGCAAATCTAATAGAGCAAAGTTTGATAGAACTCCACCTAGATTTGTACCACCACAAAAATTAAAGGGTTGGTCAGAAAGACATGACATGAATCCACACGCAGTATCTGCTGGTATAGCAAGAGATGGTACTCCAATAATTCCATTCTTAAAAATGGGTTACGAACAATCAGAAGCAGAAAGAAAGATATTATTAAAAGTTGCAACTGAACAAGTTGAAAGAAAGTGGAAGAGTAAAAGATAATGGGATATGGTAGAAGTTATGGCAGTGGCTCAAAGCCGAGCAGTAGAAGAAGAAGGCGAAGGAGAAATAAAAAGTAATGGCAACCTTAACAAGTATTAGAGATGGCATAGGAACAAACTTAGGCAATATAAGTTCATTAATGATTTATGATTATGTTCCAGATTCAATAGAGCCACCAACAGCAGTCGTAGGAGTCGTTGATTCAATAGATTACGATTCAACAATGGCTCGTGGCTCAGACACTTACAGCATTCCAATTTATTTGTATGTATCGAGAGTTGATGCACAAGATGCACAAGAAACTTTAGATGCTTACTTAAATTCGAGTGGGAGTAGTTCCATTAAGGCACAAGTAGAGTCAGATGGAACTTTGGGTGGAGTGGCAGATTCTGTTAGAGTAGTAGAAGCAGACAACTATGGAGTCTATACTGTTAATGACATAGACTATTTAGGAGTTGAATTTATGGTAGAGGTAATAGCATGAAATATGAAGTGATGGTCGGATTCGATACCGACAAGAAAAGATTTGAAGCAGGAGATGTTCTTGAAGATAAAGATATTCCTAGTAAATCAAAGAAGTGGTTACAAGAACAAGGTATCATTGAAAAGTATATTGAGAACAAAGAAGTAAAGAGAAAGAGAGCAAGAAATGATGATGGAAGTTTTAAGAAAGATGATAAGTCAACTCCAGACATTAATGAAGCTTGGGTTGAAGAGGAGTAAAGAACTATGGCATTCGTTCATGGAAAAGATTCAGTCGTATTTGTAGATAATACAGATTTCAGCTCATACTTTGCAAATGTAGATTCAGCAACTACTGCTGATGTAGCAGAGAGTACAACCTTTGGTGCAACAGGAGATGCTAAAACTTATATTGCAGGTATGAAAGATGGAACTGTTGGTCTAGCTGGATTCTTTGATGCAACAGCAGATGCAACATTACAACCATTAGCAAAGAATGGAACAGATTTTGACTTCTTCGTTGGATTGAATGGATATAACCAATGTATATTCGGTATAGGTAATATCACTAACTATGGTGTATCTAGTCCAATCGGAGATATAGTCGCAACAAGTCTTGATGTACAGTCAGATAATGGCTTATTCAATGGAAAGGTTTACTTTCAAGGGTCAGATACTTCGACTGGCGATATGGGAACTCCATTTGATAATACATCAAGCACAAGTAATGGATTTGGAGCAATAGTAGTTTGTACTGCTGTTAGTGGAACAAGTCCTACTCACGATATTAAAGTCCAACATAGTGCAGACAATGTAACTTATACAGACTTAATAACATTCACTCAAATAACAGGTGCAAGTAGCGAAGTGAAAACTGTCGCTAGTGGTACTACGATTAATCGTTATGTTAGAGTGTTAAATACAATAGGTGGTAGCTCCACTCCAACATTTACTGGATTCGTAGCTATTGCAAGGAACAATTAAGGAGAGACAATATGGCATTCGTACATGGAAAAGACAGTAAGTTTAAACTAGATAACGCATCTGGCTCATTAACTGACATTTCTACTTATGTGAACAATGTTGACTTTCCAGAGACAGCAGATGTAGCAGAGACATCAACACTAGGAAGCTCAGCAAAATCTTATGTTGTTGGATTGAAAGATGCAACAATAGGATTGAGTGGATTATTTGATGCAACTTTTGATGCAATAGCTGGTGCAGTTGTAGGTCAAAGTGCAACTCTATCATTTCAGTATTCTCCAGAAGGAACTGCTTCTGGGAAAGTGAAATACACTGGAGAAGCAATTATGACCAACTACTCGCTATCATCTCCAGTAGGAGATGTTGTAGCTTGGAGTTGCGACTTACAAGTCTCTGGTGCAGTTACTCGTGGAACACACTAAGTAATATATAGTTAACTCAAGGAAGGAGTAAACATGAAAAGATTATCAGCAGATGATATTAAAAACCTACCTTCAGTTCCAGAAGAAGAATATGTAATTGAAGAATGGGGATTTTCTATTGTCGTAAAAGGCATTAACAAAGCTATGCAAATTAAACTTGGTAAATTACTTGATGCACAAGATAAAGATGCTTTTGATTATCAAAAAGAATTATTAAAAGTTTGTGTAGTTGAGCCAAAGTTAACAGACAAATTAATTGATGAGTTGTATGAGAAAGATGCAACTGTAATAGATAAGATATTCTTAAAAATTAATGAACTTAATGGAATAGGTGGGTCGGCAACTGCCGAAACATTTCCAGAATAATTTAGACCTAGCATTTCAATTCAAATTAGCTCGTGAGCTAAGAATGACTGTTGCCGAGCTTCAGACTACAATGAGTGCATTAGAGTATAATCAATGGGTGGCTTACTATGATTGGGAGACAACCAGAGAGAATAAAGCATTAGCTTTAGCTGAAGCAGAAAGAAATAAGAAGAAACAGAGATAATGGCAATAGCAGACATAGCAATTCAAATTGTAACCAAAGGTGCTGACCTTGCTAAAAGACAATTAGCTGGTGTTGGTAATTCTGCTGATGGCTCTAGTAAGAAATTTGGCAAGTTTGCCAACATGGCAAAAGTTGCTGGTCTTGCAGTAGGTGTTGCATTAGTTAAAGGTTTATCTTCTGCTGTAAGAGAATTTACAGCTTTTGAAGATAAGATGACACAATCTGTTGCCATCATGGACACAACCATTGAGCAACAGAAAGCAATGGAAGAACAAGCCCTTGCTGTATCAAGAACAACTCGTATAGGTGCAGAACAATCTGCTGAAGCATATTTCTTCTTAGCATCTGCTGGTTTAGATGCTGAACAGTCTATATCAGCTCTACCACAAGTAGCTAAGTTTGCTCAAGCTGGTATGTTTGATATGGCTACTGCTACTGACTTAGCAACAGATGCTCAGTCTGCTTTAGGATTAACAGTATCTGATGCTCAAGCTAACTTAGAT